GTCCTACCGCACCGAGATCGATCTGTTCGGCGCCGCCAAGGACATGCTGAAGCAGTGGGAAGCGGAGAAGATGCGTGATGACGTCATCACCGCCATGCTGTCGGTGGTCACGACCGGCGACACCACTGTTGCTATGGGGGCCTCTACCGCCGCCAACCGCAACGCCTACAACGCCGCCAACGCCGACCGCCTTCTGTTCGGGAAGCTGAAGTCCAACTACTCGGCGACCTGGGCGACTGCGGTGGCCACGCTCGACACGACCGACGACAAGTGCAACGTCCCGGCCCTGTCGCTGATGAAGCGGATCGCCAAGCAAGCGGACCCGCACATCCGCCCGTTCCGCTCCGAAGATGGTCGCGAGTATTTCGTGGCCTTCCACGGCTCGCGGACGTTCCGTGACCTGAAGGCGGACAACGTGATGGCGCAAGCCAACCGCGAAGCTCGCCAGCGTGACGTGGGCGCCAACCCGATCTTCCAGGACGGCGACCTGATCTATGACGGCATCATCCACCGGGAAATCCCGGAGATCGATGACGTCGCCAGCTCGGGCGCCTACACCCTGAACGGCATCGGCGCTTCCTCGGCGGACGTTCGCCCGGTGTTTCTCTGCGGTCAACAGGCCGTGGGCATCGCCTGGGGTCAAGAGCCGATGATGAAAACGGACCTGACGAAGGACTATTCCTTCCGTCCGGGCGTCGCCATCGAAGAACTCGTGACCGTCAAGAAGCTGGCTTACAACGGCAAGCAACACGGCATGGTCACGGGCTTCTTCTGCGCTGCCGCCGACAGCTAACCCCAACTCGGGGCCGGCTGGCGCTGGCCCCTTTCTCTTTGAAAGGGCCAATCAATGGCTAACGTGACTTCCACTCGCGCGACGGCGGGCTTTCCCGCAACGCTCTTTGCCGGGGCTGGCGTTGTCAACGCCGCTTACGGTTCGTTCACCCTGACCGCCAATCCGACGGCTGCTGACATCTTCTTCGCCTGCAAAATCCCGGCGGGCTCGACTGTCATCGCCGGCTGGCTTCGTGGGACCGACATCGACACTGGCACCGCTGCGCTGGATATCGATGTGGGCTGGGCGGCCAACGGCGGAACCGGCGTCGGCGCCACGGCTGACCCGGACGGCTTCGGCAACTTCGGCGTGCTGAACGGCACTGCCGTGACGAACTACCTTCCTGAAGGCGGGTTCCTGCTCCCGCTTCACGGGACGCTGGCAACTGGCCCGGTCTCGTTCGACGCTGAAACGTCGATCCAGGCTGTGTTCAACGCTCCGGCCAATGCCGGCGGCACGGGCACCCTGACTATCGTCGTTCTCTACGTCGCGACCTAAGCCCAAGGGCGCGGGGGAAACTCCGCGCCCAACGGAGGCATGAATGGCGACCTGTCGGGACATCATCAAAGCCGCGTTCAAGCGCGCCCGGATTTCCGGCGATCTGGACGAGGTGTCGCCCCGCGAGATGGCGCGTGGGCTTCAGGTGCTTCAGGACGTCTATCTGGGCCTTGTCGGCTCCGGAGCGTTCGGCAGGTTCAACGACGTGCTGGTGACGGCTGCTTATACGGCCAAAGAACAGGACCGTATCCTGGTCAACACGGAATCGGCTGTCTCGATTACCTACCCCCAGACTGTCGCCGATGAGGCGGCGGAAGGTGGGTATCGCCCCCCGCGTGACGGCGCGGCGATCATGACGACGGACGTTTATTCGACCGACATCGTAATCCACATTTATGACGCGGCCTATGCGGCATGGACGCTTGTGGAGGGGCTGACGCTGGACAGCTACGCGCCTCTTGCGGTGCGTTATCGCGCCGGGCTGGAGGCTCGCTTGGCGGTGCGCTTGGCTGAGGAACACGGCGTTGCCGTAACTCCCGAACTTCGCCGCCAAGAGGGCCAAGGCATCCTTGCCCTTGTCAGCAGATACGACGCGCCGCGCCGCGATCTTGAAGCCGCGTTCTTCTAGGAGCCGTTATGCTGGTCAGTGCGATTATCAAACAGGCGTTGCGCGCCGCTGGCGTCATGGACGCGGGCGCCGAAGCTACGCCGGTTCAAGCCGCTGCGGCTCTGGACGCTCTGAACGGCCTGCAACGGTCCTTCTTCGGTATGGAGGTTGGTCCCCGGCTGGATGCCGTGTCGCTGACCGCTACGGGAACGGGCGTCTATGGCGCGCTGTATCAGGTCAAGCTGGCGGCTCCGGCGACCCTGACCCTTCCCGACAATCCACAGGACGGCTGGCGCGTTGGCGTGGTGGACGTCGCGGCCAACTTCGCGACCCACAACCTGACGATCAACCCAAACAACCGCCGGATTGCCACGGCCATCGGCACCTATGCCACGGCCAACCAGGCGCTTGCGACAAACGGCGTTAGCAAGGCGTGGTTCTACCGCGCTGACGTCGGCGCGTGGATCGAGGAGGCCGATTGGGCGCTGACCGATACGCCATACTTCCCCGACGCCTATCATACGGCGCTCGCTGACATTCTGGCGCTGGTCCTGTTCCCGCAATACGAAACGACGCCGCCGGCCCATCTGGTGAACAACGCCCAACGGGGCCGCGACATCATCATGGAGCGTTACAACCCGCGCGCTCTGGTCAGCCGGGCGCGTAAGGGCGCCTGATGCCTCTCCTGCCGCTCGCGACACAGACTTATGGTCGCGCGGGTCTTCCCAAGGCCCGACTGGTCAACAGCTACGTTGAGCGGACGCCTGAAGGGCCGACACCGTATGCGCTGCGGTCAAGGCCGGGGCTGGTGGCAAGCTCGACGGTGGGCCTTGGGCCGATCCGGGCTGTGGCGACCCATCTGGGCTATCGCTACGTCCTGTCGGGGACGCGGGTCTACCGCGACGGCGTGAACATCGGGATTATCCAGGGCCTGTCGCGGGCGCGGTTTGCCCAGTCCGACACGCAACTGGTGATCGTCGCTGAAAACGCGGCGTGGCTGGTCGGGGCGTCTGTGTCTCAGATCATCATGCCCGATGGCGACGCGGTGTCTGATGTGGCGTTCTCTAACGGGCGGTTCGTCTATGCGGTCGGAACCGGCGGGCGCTATCGCTATTCCGAGATTGCGGACGCGGAGGACATTGGGGACCTGAACTTCGCCACGGCGGAAAGCGATCCTGACGACCTGGTGTCGATTGAGGCGCTGGGCTCTGACATCCTGTTCTTTGGCGAGAAGTCTACGGAATGGTGGGGGCCGACGTCTTCGACCGCTGCCCCGTTCCAACGCTATGACGGGCGCCGCTATGACGTCGGATCGGCGGCGCAAAACAGCGCGGCGCGGATTGATAACGGGATTTTCTTCGTCGGCACGTCACAGGCGACCGACCGGACGGACCTGAAGGTCTATCGCACCGGGGCTGTTGCGGAGGTGGTGTCAACGCCGGCTATTGACGCGCTGCTTTCCCAATGCGCGGACATCAGCCTTGCGACGGCTATCGAGGTTCCGACCGAGGGGCGTAGCTTCTACGTCCTGAACATTCCCGGCGTGACGACGGTGGCCTTCGACGTTCGGGAAAAGACCTGGGCGGAATGGTCATCCTACGGCGAGGACACGTTCCGCATTCAGTGCGCCGACGCCGGGCTTTATGGCGACGCCAACAGCGGCCAGCTGTGGACGTTCGATGCGGAGGCCAACAAGGACGGGACGGACGCTCTGGTCCGCGAGTGTTCGGTGTATCTGCCGACGTCCGCCCCGCTGCGGTGCAAGCGGCTGGAGGTTTACGTGTCGCGCGGCGAGGGCGGGCTAGGAACCTCGCCCGTGGTCGAGATGCGTTACACTGACACTGATGATGCGGGCTGGACAGACTGGACGCCTGCCGCGCTCGGAAGCCACGGCAATCATCCTCGTGCGCGGTGGTTCCAGCTTGGCCAGATGCGACCGCCGGGCCGGGTGGTGCAGTTCCGGTGTTCGGATGACGTGCTGTTCGTCCCTTACGGCGTGATGGTGAACGAATGACGCCGAAGCTGCCGCCCTGGGGCGAACCGATGTTCGACGCCGCCGGCCAGATGACGAAGGTTTGGCGGGCGTTCCTCGAACAGCTAGTCGCCCAACAGCAGGACCACGAAAAGCGCATTGAGGTGTTGGAGCCGTGATCCGCGAGGAGCGCAATCCTGACTTCTGGCGGGGCGTCGCCGATCATCCGCAGGTGTCTCACATCAAGTTCGGAATGCCGTTCGATATCGCCCAACTGGTAGAACATGAAAGCGTGACCCCGCTGGCCAGTGAGAACGGGGGGTTCCTGTTTTGCCGGTTGGACGGGCTGGGGCGGGTGTTTGAGCTTCACACGCTGTTTCGTCCCGAGGGCTGGGGGCGCGAGGTCTCAGGGGCGGCGAAAGAGGCGTTCTTGGCGATGTTCGTCCGGGGGGCCAGGATCATTACGACGTACGAGGTTGAGGGCTGGACTGCCCCGCCGCTGTCGTTCGGCTGGCGAGCGGTCGGGGGCTTTGAGCCGTCTGACTTTGGCCCGGTGCGGACGTGGGTTTTAACGCTGGACGCTTGGGAAACCTCGCCAGCGCGAAGGAGAATGCACTAATGCCCCTCGTTGCAGCAGCCGTCGGCTTTCTGGGAACAACCGCTGGCGCCGTCACGGCGTCGGCCGCCCTTACCGCAGGTACGTCGATCTATGGCGCCAGCAAACAGGCGAGCGCGGCCAAAAAGGCGGCGCAGGCCAATCAACAGGCCACTGACGCCAGCCTTCAGCTCCAGCGGGACCAATACAACCAGACGCGGGCCGATCAGGAGCCGTGGCGTCAGGCTGGCGTCGGCGCTCTTGGTCGCCTGCAAAACCCGCTGGCCAGCTTTGAGGCGTCCCCGGACTATAACTTCCGCATGTCGGAGGGCCTGAAGGCGGTTAACCAGAACCGGGCGACGGCGGGCCTGCTTCAATCGGGCTCGGCGCTGCGGGGCGTGTCCGACTATGCCCAGAACACGGCGGCGGGCGAGTACGGCGACTGGTGGAACCGTCAATCGGGCCTTGCCGGTGTGGGTCAGGCGGCGAACAACGCCAATCAGCAAGCCGGGTCGCAGTACGCAAACAACAGCCAGAACGCCCTGATGAACAATGCCGGGGTGCAGGGTTCGTCTTACATGAACCAAGCCAACGCATGGGCGCAAGGTCTGGGCGGTGCTGCCGGCGCCGTAGGCTGGGGCCTGAACAACTTTCCGATGAGCGGATCGGCTGGCGGCGGATCGGCTGGCGCTCACATGGGCGGGTATAAATCGCCGTCGATGAACGCGTGGAGGAACTGATGAACCTCGTTAACCCGCTCGCGGCGTTCTCCGACACCTACAACGTCCTTGAGGGCATGGCTCAGGATCGGGCCAAGCGTCAGGCGGGCAACGCGCTTGCCCAGGGCGACTACGGGGCCGCTTCGGGCGCCCTGTTGGGCCGTGGGATGCTTGACGCCGGGATGGGCGTCCAGCGGTATCAGCGCGACGAACAAGACCGCATGGCGACGCAACAGCGCCAACTCTCCGAACAGGAAAAGGCGGCGGCTGGCGAGCGGGTGCAATTCCTGATGCGGGCGGCGCAAACCCTTCGCGGCCTACCGGCTGAACAGCGGGGCCAAATGCTGCAATCGCAAATCCTCCCGGCGATGGGGAACTTTCCCGGCTTTGATCCCGACATGTTGGCGCAGATCGCGCAATCCGACCTGTCAGACCAAACGCTCGACACGTTCAGCCAGGCGCTTGGAGCCGAAGCGGACAAGTACCAACTGTTCAACCTCGGGAACGGCGGCATCGCGGCGGTTAACCCGCGAACGCAGGACGTGCGGACGCTGCGGGAGCCCGCCCAAGGGACCCAGGAGCCTGAGTACGTCGAAGGCCCGGACGGCATTTATGAGCGCACGCCGGAAGGCTGGAAAAAGGTCGCGACCTTTGGCCCGGCGCCGCGCGCATTTGCCCCGCAGCGGCCGCGCTCGGGTGGCGGCGGCATGAGTGGCGCTTTGGCGGCGGCGACGGGTGGTGCGCCAGACCTAAGCGCCATTGAAGCCGAACTTCGCAGGCGTGGTGTGTTGAAATGACCGATTTTTCGGCGCTGTCCGATCAAGAGCTTCTGGCAATTTATCAGCGCGCAAAGACGCCTTCGGCCACGCCGCGCAAACTAACCTCGCAAGAGGCGGCCCAGCTTCGCGCCGCGCGCGAAACTGCACAATCGAGCGGTTCGGCGGCGCGTGACGCTGATCGGTTTATTGCAATCAACCAGGATGTGGGCACTGGCGAATTTTGGTCTCTGCCAGCCGCGTCAGAGGTTCGCGGCGCATTTGATCCGCGTTTTGCCGAAATGCAAAGCCTGACGAATCGAATGGCGCCGGCTCAACGTCAGGCGGGTTCCGGCGCTATGTCGGACAAAGACGTTGCGCTGTTTAAACGCTCCGTCCCAAATCCAGATTTCCCCGGCCCGACTAATGCAGCTATTGCCCGTCGTCTTAAAGATGAGGCTAGCCGCTCTCAGGGTTATGCAGCGTTTCTTGACCAATACGCGCAACAAAACGGGACGCTTTTGGGCGCGGAAGCCGCTTGGGCAGCTCAAAAGCCAGCGGGAGCGCCGGCGGCCCGCGCCAAACCAGTAACGGGTATTCCTGGTCAGACTACGGTCAAGCCGGACTTTGGCGCCATGACCCCGGCCCAACGCCGCGCGGCAGGCCGTTTTCGTGGATCGAAAGCCCCCTCGGGGACTGAAGGCAACCCATCGATTCCTGTCTCAGAACAACAATACAACGCCCTGCCAAAAGGCGCGGTCTATCTCCACCCTGACGGCACGATCAAAAGGAAGCCCTAATGGCCGAATGGGGAAAGTCTGATCCCGTCACCACTTGGGGCGCGAGTGACCCGGTGGCCGCTTTGGCGGCCAAGCCGAGGGGCAAGGGCAGCTACGCCAATCCGTTTGACTTGTCAGATGGACGCTCGCGCACGGGTATTCCTAAAGGCTCGTATTATCGCGACCCGGAGGGCAACATCCGGCGAAATGAAAACTTTGACAAGGGCAATCCCATTGTCACGGCGCCGCGCAAGGCTGCTGCGCGCGGCAAGGGCCTGCCTATTCTCAATGAACTGGCGGGCGTTGCGGCAAACCTCAATCGCGGGCTGCTGATCGGCGACGAGTTTACCGCCGGACTTGGTACGGTTACGGACGCCGTGACTGGCAAGGTCAGGCCGCGCGCGATGCCGGGTGACAACGCCCTTATGGCGGGGCTTCGCGGCGTCGGTGATGCGTTTGACCGCAACATGGCGACCACGCGCCGGGTCGAAGATGACGCGCGCGAACGTCGGCCTTTGGTGGCCGGCGCGGCTCAAGGGGCTGGCACGGCTGCAACGATAGTGGTTCCCGGCGCTCCTGCTTTCCAGGCGGCTGCGGCTGGGCGTGTCGGTGCGGCTGCTCTTACGGGTGGCGTGAACGCTGCGGCGCAAGGCTACGCGTCGGGGCTGCTGGATCGCGGCTCGGGTCAACAGCGCGTCGGCCAAGCGCAACTCAATGCGCTGATTGCTGCGCCGCTTGGCGCTGCGGGCGGTTACGTGGCCGGTGGCGGTCGCGTGCCGTTTACGCGCGGCGAACCGGTCCCGGTTGGCGGGATTATTCCCGACGTCCCCGACAATGTGGCCAAGCAAGCGCTGCGGTATGTCGCCAAACAGGGCGAGATTCCGGCTGTATCGCCGATTGACGGGCCGGTTTTGGCTGGCGAGGTCATGGGCCGTCGCGGCCAAGTCGCACTTGGCGCGCTGGCGAGGCGTGAAGGCGCAACGGCGGACGCGCTGAGCGGCCAGCTCTACGCGCGAGCCATCGACCGCCCAGAGCGGATGCTGAACGCCATTGACGCCGCGACGGGCGTTCCCGCTGCATCGGCGCAAGGTCAGATTGACAATGTCGTCAGCCGGGGACAGAAGGCCGCGCGCCCGCTCTATGACGAGGCGTTTGCCAATACTGCGCCGATGGTCAGCCCCAAGATTGACCGCATCCTTCAGCGCCCGGTGGCCCGCAAGGCCATCCAGCGCGCCCGCGACATGATGCGTAACCAGGACCTTGATCCCGACACGCTCGGCATCGTCTTTGCTGACGACGCCGGGGAGTGGGCGAGCGACGTGACGCCGTTTGATGCGCCTGCGCCTGTTCAGGCTCCGCGAGCGCCGAAAAGGGCGCCGTCGCAGGGCGATGATCTGGCGACCTTTGTTAGCAAGCTGGGCGGCATTCGTGACGACGGCGGCGAGCTGGTCGCGCGTGATGCCGACCAATGGCACCGGGATTCACCGTTCCGCCGCAAGCTGGTGAACCCGCAAGGCGTCTCGCTCGAAGAGGCCGCGCAACGGGCTTATGACGCGGGTTATTTCCCCGACGTGCCGCCGCCCTCAATGGATGGCGGCGGCAACATGCAAGCGGTCTCGGGTGACGATCTGCTGCGCGCCATTGACGACAATTTGGCCGGCAAACGCCGTTTTGCTAGGCCAGCCGACCAGGCCGCGTTGGATCGGATGCGAGCGGCAGATGATGCCGACTATCGCAACTCGGTCGGCGATGATTTCGAGGGGGTCTATGAGGGCCGACCGGAGCCCGCTGGATCGCCTGTTTATGAACGCCAGCCGACAACGCAAAGTCTTGACTACGTGGTGCGCGGGCTGGATGACCAGATCGAGGCGCTGCGCGATCCCATGACCGGCAAACTGCCGAGGACGGGTGCGGTGCGCGACCTTCAAAGCACGCGGGCCGAACTTCGGCAGGAAATGTTCCGACTTGCTGAAGATGGCAACCGCAATCCCGAATACGTTTCGGCGGTGCGCGAGGCGGGGGACTACCTGTCGGCGGAATCGGCGTTTGGAGATACGCAACGGCGGCTGTTTTCGTCGCGCGTTTCGGCGGCTGAGTTTCAGCAACAAGTGGCGAAGATGTCGCCGGCAGAACGGAAGGCGGCTCAGGCCGGTGCGGCCAATGCATTCTTTAGCCTGCAACAGACGGGCCGTCTTAAGCCCGGCGCCCTTAAGGTTCCCCATGTGCAGCGCAAGCTAGAGGCGCTGTTTGGGCCGGATGGCGCGGCCAAGCTGCAACGACTGGCGCGAGACGAAGATGTGATGCTGGCGTTTGAGCGTCGCTATGCGCCGGGCGCCGGATCGGTCACGTCAGATATTACTCAGGCCATCCGCGAACAGGATGACAGCTTCGAGGACGTGCTGATCAGCGCCGGGACCACTGCCATCACCCAGGGCAGTCGCGCCGGCATGGGTGAGCTTGTCGGGCGCGTTGTCCAGGCGGGTGCGGACAGGATCAAAACGCGCGGGATGTCTGTTCCGGTGCGGGATGCTGCCGGTCGGGTGCTTATGATGAGCCCGGATGAGGCGCGGAACCTGCTTGCCCGCCCTGCGGCGTCGGCGGCTCCGCGTCAAAACCCGCTGGCCCTTCCTGCTCCTGAATCGGAAATGGCGCGACTTCGTAATCAGGCGGCGGCAAGAGTAGGTAGGGCTTCCGGGGCGTCAGTGAACGCAATGCGTGAGCGATAGCTTCCCGAACCCATAGAATGGCCAGGGCCACGCCCCAAACCATGAAGAACACGCCGGGCAGCGCCTTGCTGTTGGCGTACATATAACTTCCGAGTTCCCAGCGAACCGGCTTCAACGGCAATCCCTCATAATCCCCGACCCTTACCACGGCGCCCGACGCCGGGGGAGACCCCATGCAAGCATATCAACTCGGCTACCGGGTAACGACCGCTGGCGCCCCTCTCAATGCGGGCAAGGCGTACTTCTACCTGACCGGCACGACCACGCTGGCAAACGTGTTCGAAGACGACGCCCTGACGACGCCCCTGTCGAACCCGGTTGTTGCGGACAGCGCCGGGTTTTTCCCCGAGCTGGTCTATCTGGACCCGACGAAGGAATATCGCGTCGTTATCAAGACGTCGGCGGACGTCACCATCGCCAAGTACAGCGCCGACCCGATCAACACTATCGAGGGCTCCTCGGGCGTCAACACGGCGGATATCGTTGACGAGGCGGTGACGGCGGCCAAGCTGGGTCCGACCGCGATTGAAGACAAGCTGGGCTTTACGCCTCAAGCGGCGTTTGCGGGCCTGACTTCGGCGGCGATCAACGCGCTGTTGAACCGTGTCGGCATTGTGGAGCCCTACATTGGCACGACCGCTCCAGGCGGCGCGCTGATCTGTAACGGCGGAACCATCGGCTCGGCATCTTCGGGCGGTACGTCGCGGGCCAATGCCGACACGGCGACCCTGTTTGCGCTGATTTGGGCGCTCAACGCGACGGACTACCCGATCACCACGAGCGCGGGCGCGGGCTCTACCCGTGGGGCGAACGCTGCGGCGGACTTTGCGGCGAACAAGCGGCTTCCGCTCCCCGATCTTCGCGGCGAGTTCGTCCGGGGCTGGGACAACAGCCGGGGCGTTGACACCTCGCGCGTTCTGGGTTCGGCGCAAACCGACGAGTTCGAGCAACACAGCCACAACATCCTGGTGTTTTCGAACAGCTTCGGCGGCACGCGCGCTCTGTCGGGCCTCAATACGGCAGGCACTACGCTGGCTACTGAAACCGCAGGCACGGCGTCAGAAACCCGCCCGCGCAACGTCGCTCTCAACTACATCATCAGGTATTGATTAATGCCCATCACGGTTAACCTGCCGCCCCGCGAGGGTGTGGGAATTGCTGACCTAGAGGCGGCGGAAGCGGCGGCTATTGACGCCGTTGAAGCGCAGGAAGCCACGTCGGTCGCTGCCGTTGCGGCGGCGGTTGCGGCGAAGGTGGTCGAAAGCGCGACCGGCCCGACTGGCGGTCTTTACGTCGCTACACAGGATAGCATTGACGACATCGAAGCGGCTGCGGCGCTCGTCCTGGCCCCGACCACTGGCACGCTTGACGTAGCTGAAGCGGAGGCGATTGCGGCTGTCGCGGCGCAAGGGGTGACGTCGGCGGGTGTCGTGGACGCCGCTGGGGACGCCAAGCTGGCGCTGATCGCCGCCGCGTCTGCCGCGACTCTGTACGCCACGACGTCGGCGGGCCTCGCGGCCACGTCCAGCGGGGGCTACTTCTCCACGCCGGGAACCAACGGCGCCGCGCTCGACTACTGGCTGGACAGCGCCGGGACCGCCGTTCTCGTGGCTCAAGTGTGGGGCTCGGACGCGGCCAACCCGCAAACGCTGGTGCAGGCGCAGGCGCGCCTTGACACCCAAGTGGTCCGCGACTTCCGCGACTACCCCGCCCTCCTGCCGGTACGCATGTACGCCGGCACGCTGTCCACTGGATCGGTCAACGCGGACGGCACCTATCCGCTCGCCGCCGGGGCGACGTGGGTTTCTGCCAGTCTGGATTTCGCCCCGTTCAACGCCTCCGGCAACATCTTCCTCTACGCGGTCCTGACGGGCCAGCAAACCGGCGCGCTGGAAATCCGCATCCACCAAGCCGGGACCACGATTAAGGCGGGGAACACCGTCACGCAGCCTTCGCCCGGCGTCTACAAGCAGACGTGGAGCAACACCGCTCCCCTGTCCAGCATCACCATTACCATCACGAACGTCAGCGGCTCGACGGTCAACCTCTACCCGATCGAGCTTTACCAGACGGATACGGCCTATCTGCCGCAGGTGCTGTCGATGGCCGAAACGGTGTTCGTCCCCGAGAACCGCCGGATCATCGACTGGGACGCGATCTCGCCCTACGCCCGCTGGGGCCAGCGCGACAACGCCGAGGCGGTGCTGACGGAAGCCGGGATCACGGTGGCGTTCGATAGCGTCGCCGGATCGGACGCGGCGGCGGGCACGCGGTTTGCGCCCAAGCAAACGCTGGACGCCGGGTCTACCCTGACCGAGGGCGCGGTCGTCGGGTTCAAAAAAGGGTCCGTTTGGCGCGAGAGCTACAACGACCTGGGGACCACGACCAAGGGTATCCGCCTGCGCAACTATGCAGACGGCGAGGTCGGCCAGCGCCTGCCGCTCATCAAGGGGTGCGAGTCCCTGACGGGCGCGACCTGGACGCTGGAAAGCGGGGCTTGCTGGTACACCGATATCGTCACTGACGCCGCCGCGACGGCCTATGACGGCTACAGCTACATCAAGGTCATCGAGACCACCGTGGCCGACGCCACGGCCAAGCCGCTGGGCTCCACGCGGGCGCTCACCCGCGCGACGTCCAAGGCAAACTGCATCGCCACGGTCGGCTCGTTCTTCGTCGAGAACCTGACCGGCGCCAACCGCCGCGTCTACGTCAACCCGCGCGATGCGACTATCCCCTCGTCTTCAACGCTCTACACCTATGAAGCGACGGATCGCTATTGCGTGGTCAACTGGGTGGCCGGCAACGTCCGCCAGGGCGTTATGCAGGGGATCGAGGTCTACGATAGCGCCTTCGGCTACGGCGCCATCTCGGGCGGCCCCAAGTCGATGTTTGCCGGGATCATCGCCTCCCACGGCGGTACGCACACGCTCAAGATCGAGGCCGGCGAGGTCCGTGACTTCATCCTCTACAACAAGGGGACGGTCGCCAGCGCGGGCAACTGCTACATTTCGCCGAACGCAAACGGCTACTCGTGGCGCTGGGTCAACGGCATGGCCTACGACTGCTACACGAGCGCGTTCTACAGCCACGCGGCGGCGGGCTCCTACACCAAAGGCGAATATCTCTACTGCTGGGTGAACGGCGAGCGCCAGGCCAACGGCGCGCTGGTCATGGGCGACGCCTTCGTCTGCGATCAGGTCACGGCCACACTGACGGAGTGGTGCTACGTCAAAGGCCATCAGCGGCCTACGCGGGCGGGCAATTCCGTTGGTCCGGTCAACTCCATTCTGCGGAACTGCCTGTTCCGCGAGATCGGCATTTTCTACAGCAACAAGCTGACCGAGAACTGTATCGCTCAGGTCGAGAACCAGAGCGATCCTGACAGCGTAAACAACCGCAACATGATTCTGTGCCGCATGTCGGAAGATCATGTTGTGCAAAAATGCATCGTCCACGCGACGAACACGGACGTCAGCGGCTACGCGGCGGCCCTGTCCGACTATTCGGCGACGATCTTCGATCTCGTGGCCACGGGCCTGAACAACCCGAACGCTCGCCAGAACATCTTTTTGGTCGAGACCCATCTCGCGACGGCGCAAACCATCGTCACGGGCGCGCTCTCCACGGCGTTTCAGAGCAACTACAACGTCTACATCTTCTGCCCGAAGCGCAACATTACCAGCTTCAAGACCAGCGGCACGGGGACCAAGCGCACGGTTGCGGAGTACCTGGCGGAGTTCACGGGTCACGACGGCAACAGCCTGTTCGTGGACCTGCGGGACGATCCGCGCGGCGCGCGGGCGGTGTTCATGGACCCGGCCAACGGCGACTATCGCTGGGCGCAAACGAACGTCGCGCTGGCCATCAAGGCTTACTGCGAAGCCAACAACGTCGGCCCCGACTGGACCATGACCCAATGGCCGACAATGCCGACCGTGGACGAAGCCGCGGCCATGCTGGCCCGCGCCTACTAGCCCCCAACCAGGACAAGAGACCATGACGCTCGAATACACTCCGCGCAAAATCTGGGCGGTGGACGCCGAAGGCAATCTGCCGCAATCGTTCTCAATCAGCGGCACGTTCACGCCTTCTGGTTCCTATATCCAGAACGATGCGGTTGGCTCGCTGATCGAACTGGACATCAGCGCGGCAACCGGCGTCAGCATGGCCAACACGTGGATTTCAGTGACGCTGATTCACTCCACGCAGCGCGCCGACGCCGCCCCGACGAACATCGCCCTGATCCCGGTGTTGTTCAACGACAACCCGACCGCTTCGACCTGGACGAACGACGCCCCGACTGTGCTTGCGGCGGCGGATTTGGCCAAGGTTATTCCGTGGCTTTCGGTTTCGACGGCGGGCGGATCGGCGGTCATCAGCAATGCGCTGTGCTGCAACACCCAATGGACCATGAACGGCGGGCTGCGCGTTCGCTGCAACGCGGCGGGCAAGCTGTGGCTGGGCTTTGCGGCGGCGGGGACCATCACAGTGCTGGGGACCAACCCCGGCGTTCTGTGGCGGGTTCAGTTCAGCGCCGACATTTAGGGGCATCGCCGGCCCCTGCGGCGGTCCCGGCTGAAACCAGACAAACGCCATACCTAGCGACAAATCAGCGTCATCGGGCGGCCCGATGGCTTACAACGGAGGACTGCAAATGACCAACGAAGAACTGATCGCTTGGGAAGCAAAGGTCAGGCACCTTTTCCACGGCATTGAGCGCAAGGTCGCCAAGGCCAAAGAGGCGCTGGAGGAGTTTGCCGATCTGGTCGCGGCTGATCGTGGCATCGATCCTGCCGCCCGCTCCGGCGGCGACGACAAGCCGCCTCAATAGCATGGGGCCGCTCGCGACAGCCTACACGCTGGCGACGCTGGCAATGTTCCTGGTGTGCGCCATTGCGCGGAACTGTACAGACGACGCCGACCGCGTGGCCAGAGCGGCGGCATGGCTGGCGTTCGGGGTGGGAATGAGCCGGATAGTCTCGGCCCTTGTTCCGGCCCCTTGGTCAATGGCGCACTACCCGGCGCAAGACCTGTTCATGTTGGCTCTGTGCCTTGGCTGGTTTCAGGTGCGTCGGGAATGGTGGGCGGTCCTGCTGGCGACGTGCTTCGCCGTTCAGCTTTACATGCACGCCGCGTTCTGGTGGGCGCATGATGCAAGCGCGCTGCGCTCCTACATCATCCAGAACAACGCGGTCTTTATCGCCGAACTGTTGATTTTGACGGTGGCGGGAGGCCGTTATGTGGTTGCTGGTATCGGCGCTCGCCTTCGGATGCTTGGCGGCTGGCATCGCTCTCGTCTGGCATACGTGGGGGCGTCGTGAACGTGAGCGCTGAATTGCTGTCAGGCGTGCTTGTCGCCGTGGTCGGGGGTGGGGGGCTTTGGGCCTATCTTGGGGCTCGGGGCAAGACCAAGGCCGATCTGATCACCATAGCGCAGGATGCCGCAGGGTCCGTCATTCAAAGCTTGCGCGAGGAAATCCACCGCCTCAACGAGCGGATCGGCGAGTTGGAAATCCAGGACGAAAGGTGCCAACGCGAACTGGCCGACCTTCGCCGGAGGATTGAGGGATGAACGGCGTTGACCGTGTGAAGGCCTGGGCCTCAGCCGCACGGGACGTGTTCGCCCTGCTGTTTACGCCGGTCCTGTCGGTCATCCTGGTCTGGCTGATCTGCATTCTCGCCTATGGAGCGTGGGAGGCTGATACACAGGCTCAGAGGATCAACTACCTCGGCGCCCTGTCGATAGCGTTGGCGGTGCTGATCGGGCTGGGCGGCCAGTGGTTCCAACGCAACCGGCTGGAGAAGCTGAAGGTCAGCGGGCCGGGCGGATTCGCGGGCGAGATCGAGACGCAGGCGGACGGCGTGCCGATGACCCCAGAAGTTACCCCCGCTGTCGAGGCAAAGCCATGATCTGGGCGCTTATCGCCTTCGGTGTGGCCCTTTGCGTCGGGGTCCTTGCCCTGATGGTGCTGGCCGTTCGTCGGGCTATCGCGCGGCATCTGTGGAGGTAGTGGGCGGCGGCCCTACCGAGAGATCCCAGTCCGAAGCCGCCGCCGTAAGCTGCCGACGATCAACCCGGCGCAAGCAACTCCTACCACATCACGAGGACATGCAACATGGGCATTGACCCATCGAAGTTCGCCGCGTTCGCCCCCCGCGCTCTGCCCGGCACCCGTGAGGCGCTGGAAGCTGCGGCGGCAAAGAGCGGGATTGCCGACCGTCTCGCTCTTGCTCACTGGCTGGGGCAGATGCGGGTCGAGAGCGCCGGGTTTACCACGCTCTCGGAAAGCCTGAACTACAGCGTCGAGGGCCTGCTCAAGATGTTCGGGCGCCACCGGATCAGCGCCGCCGACTGCGACAAGTTCGGTCGCAAGCCCGGTCAGCCTGCGAACCAGAACGCCATCGCCAACATCATCTACGGCGGGGAGTGGGGCCGCAAGAACCTGGGCAACACAGAGCCCGGCGACGGGTGGAGGTTTCGGGGTTCTGGCGTGAAGCAGATCACGGGCCGGTCCAACTTCCGCGAGGCTGGTCACGAGGATGACCCCGACACCCTGCGAACGGACATCAAGGCCAGCGCCTTCGCGGCGGCTAACTTCTTCGCCCGGCATGGGTGCATCGCCCCGGCGCGGGCTGACGATGTTGAGGCCGTAACGCGCAAGATCAACGGGGGCCTGAACGGGCTTGCCGAGCGCATCGCCGCGACGAAGGCCGCGAAGGAGATTGTGCTTTGATCGCCGCCGTTCTCTCCCTCATCACATCTCGTTTCGCCGGGCCTGTCGCGCTGGCTGGCTGCGCTGTTCTGGCCTTCATGCTCATCGGCGCGAGGCTGGAAGTCGGGCAGGTTCGCTCTGACCTTAAGGCCCAGGTCGCAGAAAGCCGACGCCTCGCGGATGCGCTTGGAACATGCCGGGCGAACGTCGCCGCGCTGGACGGGGCGCTAACCCGCCAGAATGAGGCTGTGGCGGTCGCACAGGCTGCGGGCGAGGCAATGGCCCAAGCCGCGAAGAAAGCCGCCAGCGACGCCCGGAAGGCCCAAGGCAAAGCCGACGCGCTCGCGGCCAAGCTGGCGACGTTTACGCCGGGCAAAACGTGCGAGGCAAGGGAGGCTAACGTGGCCGATCTGATCGAAGGGCTGGACCGATGAAACGCGCCGCCGCCATTCTCGCGCTGGCCCTCGCCGGGTGCGCGACCACGCAAGAGCCGCAGATCGTGGTCAAGGAAGTGCGCGTCCCCGTCGTCACGCCTTGCCCCATCGACACCACGGAGCCCGCCTACGTCGACACGCTGGACGCCCTCAAAGCCGCCGCAGCGCGTGGATCAGATGCCGTGGTCGCGCTCCTCATCGGCGGGCGCTCGCAACGTGACGCGCAGATCGCCGGGCTTAAGGCCCAGGCTGAGGCGTGTGGGGGTTAGTTCGGGACGGCTCGTCACACAAGACCCCGGTAGAATGGCCCTCGGTGAAAGCCGGGGGCCTTTTCTGCGTTTAGGTGGTCATTGCCGCGAGAAGCGGAAGGCAAGCGTCAGGCTCGCCCCATTGGTCGGCCATCGCGGCGGCTATGCCGGGGTATGTGGTCGAGCGCAGCTTCCAGCGGTCGGCGGACGGGGCAAGGCGGTTCTGGCCGCTGTCGGTCTGGTTCGCCCATCGCTCTTTCCCGTCAACGATCCGGCCCGGAACGCGAGCGGTGGGGCGAAGCGGCGACAGCCCCTTGAGCCAAAGGCACGTCGCCTTGCTGGCGTCGTCGCCGTACTCATATGGCTGGATGATTTGGTCTGCCGGGCGGATGCGCGTGCCGATGCAGCCGATAGGGTTCTCGATGGCGATGCGCGGGATTGGCGCGGCCATGAGCAGGCGGACAAAGGCGAGGGCGTCTTCGGTCTTCGCCGCGCGCCCTTCCGTCCGTCCGTTCCAGTGCAGGCCCGACGAGGCCAGATAGGTGCAGGGCGGGTGAGCAATCATCAGGTCCCAGCCCATGTCGAGGTATTGGGCCACATCGCCGCGCAGGTGGCACTCAGGCCAGCGGCCCTCGGGCTCTTGGTCAAGGTCGCACGACCACGCATCATGGCCGCGTTCGCGAAAGGCGTCCTTCGTGGCGCCGGAATACTCGCAGGCGATCAGAACCCTCACGGTCAGGCGGCCAGATGCGGCATCGGCGGCAGGATCGCGTTCACGTCGCAGCCCTTCGCCCGGTAGCTGGCGATCCAGCCGTTGAACTCGCGGAAGTCTCGGGCGTAGAGGGTCGCGTTGACCGGCCCGCTGACTTCAAGGGCCAAGCCCTCGTTAACAGCCGCCATCCGGCGGTCGTGTTCGTCATAGGCGGCCTCGGCCAGCCAAGCGGGAATGTCGGCCAGAAGCGGGATCGGCGCGTGTTCGGCGTAGGCCAGCGAGACCAGTTCGTCGTCGGTGCAGGCCGCGAGGGCTTCGGCGAGATTGGCGCGGGTGATGGTGGCGAGGGCGGTCATGTGGGTTGCTCCTGTGCGTTGATGTTGTTATACAGCAATCCATGACCGATGCAACAGATGTTATACAAAAAAGGCGCGGGCGACCGGCAACGGGTCACAAGCTGATCGCCCTCCGGTTCACGCCTGACGCGCTGGCCAGGATCGACGCTTGGGCCGCTGAACACGACCTGTCCGAAAACCGCTCCGAAGCCATCCGCCGTCTTGTCGAGAAGGGGCTGGTTGAGGGGTAGGGGGCTTTTACACAGGCGCCCGCAACCCGTTGCGCTTCGTGGTCATCTGCCGCGATCTTTTACAGGCTGGCCGTTGATTTTGCTGGGTGTCGGCCCGCTTACAAAACCGCTGCTCTACCATCTGAGCTAAGCCGGCAATCGCTTGCGCTGTAGTGGTTTCCCGCGCTCGCTGTCTGATCGTTGACGGGGCCTTTTTACAGGTCGCCGCCGATCTTTTACAAACCCGCCCCCGATCTGTTCCTCTCTAGCCGTTTCAGCATGCCCGCTGCAACAGCGTCGGCGGTGACATAGCTTGCCAGCGCGGCGGTGCGCTGTTGATCCCATCCCAAGATCATCGCCACGTCCGCGACCGG